AACGTGGTTCGCTACTCCATCACCAACCCGACCGGCACTACTGGCACGGTTCCCGCAGGAACCCTGCACATGACCGCACTGAGGTTCACGGCTTAATATGGCTATTAAATTCAATCGCTCCCAGACTTTCGCCACCAACGGCACGGTGACTGCCGCCGGGCTGCACAACCTGATTGACGGCACGGACATCTATCAGGCGTTAATCACCGACCAGACCAACCTTACTTCGGTTGGCTCCGGCGACGAGCTATTGATTGCCGATGCTGATCTGACCGCAAATGACGCGCCTCGCGCTGTTACGGTCAACGAGTTGTTCGAGGATGCGCTTACGATCAGCACCTACACAAACGCCAATATCAATAACATTTCCTACGGCACATCCACCGGCACTCGGCTTGTTTCCACCAATGCCTCAATCACTACCGGAACGATCCCGAGCCTTACCTCCAGCACGGCCAACATCACCATCGGAACCATCCCGACCCTAACCGCCGGAACCACGACTTCCACTGCCGCCAATATCACCAACGGAACGATCCAGACGCTTACTTCAAGCACGGCGACGATCACTGGCGGAACCTTCAGCGGTTTGCTGAATAGCTCTACCGGCACGTTCTCCGGCGCAATCAACAGCACTGCCGGGACGATTGGCACTGGAACCATCACAAATCTTTCAACCACGCTGGTTGGTGACCTTACCATCAGCACTGGGTCTGCCACGGTAGGAACCCGCGTGGCCGTGGTCAACACGGCGCAGGAATATACTGCGACCCACAACTTCAACGCTACCAGCCTTACGATCAGCACTGGAAGCACGATTGCGTGGGATCTGTCCGCCAATCAAGTTGCCAAGCTGGAGGTGACCACCAATTCAACCCTAAGCACCCCTACCAACCCGGTTGACGGAGCAACCTATATGTTGGTCGTAACCCAAGGCACGGCTGGCAATAATACTCTTTCCTTCAGCACGGCCTACAAGTTCCCCGGAGGCGTAGCTCCCACCCTGTCCGTTGGCTCCGCTGACGTTGACGTTCTCGCCTTTATTTCCAACGGCACCGTACTCTACGGCGTAACCAGCCAAGACTTCTCCTAACCCCTATGCCTTGGCCCGTCCATCCGACCGGCTTCTTTGGGGCTAGGGGCGACTCCGACACCTACCGCATCGAGCGGAGTTTGCGGTTTAATTCTGCGGATTTGGCTTATTTGAATCGGACTTTTTCAAGTACGCCAACAACTTACACAATGAGCTTTTGGGTGAAAAGAGCAAAACTATCTGGCGGAACAGAGCAGGTAATTTTTGGATGCCGTCAAGGAGCAAGCAACCCAGCAACATTTTCATTTGGCACAACCGATAATATATTGTTTACAAGTGGACCAACTGTAACAGCTATTTCAACAACCGCTTTATTTAGAGATGTATCAGCTTGGTATCATATAGTTGTTGCCGTAACTCCTAGTGCAACATCATATCTATATGTAAATGGAGTTCAGATTGGAAGCTGGACTGCTTCATCAAATCCATATTTATTTAATAGCTCATACACAAATGCAATAGGAAGATATGGAGATGCTAATCAGAATTATTTCGACGGATATCTAACCGAAATAAATTTTATCGACGGCCAAGCCCTAACCCCATCCTTCTTCGGCGAAACCGATCCATACACAGGCCGCTGGAAGGCAAAGGCATATACAGGCACTTTTGGTAATAATGGATTTTATCTAAAGTTCGCCGATAACAGCGGAACCACCGCAACCACGCTCGGCAAGGACTCCAGCCCTAATGGAAACAACTGGACTCCAAATAACTTCTCCGTAACGGCTGGGGCAGGAAATGATAGTCTTGTGGACAGCCCGACGAATTATGGGACGGATACTGGATTGGGTGGGGAGGTGAGGGGGAATTATTGCACAATCAATCCTTTGGACTTTTCCGGTGCTGGTACAATTAGCAACGGGAATCTCCAGTATGTTCAGTCAACGCTAAACGCAAGAGGCGGGAGATCCACGATAGCCGTAAGTTCTGGAAAATGGTATTGGGAGGTTCTTAATCAGGGTGGATTTAATTGCCTTGGAGTGATAAGAGATATTGGAGCAATCAACGCAACCTACATAGGTGGAAATGCTGATGGCTGGGGTTACTTTGTTGACGGGAATAAATATAACAATGGCTCCGCATCTGCGTACGGAGCTTCATACACAACAAATGATATTATTGGTATCGCTCTCAATATGGACGCTGGAACTCTTGTTTTCTATAAAAACGGCGTAAGCCAAGGAACGGCATTTACAGGACTTTCTGGAACATTGTCACCAGCGTTTTCATCGTCAAATACATCGGCTGTCTCATTTACAGCCAATTTCGGCCAACGCCCATTCGCCTACGCCGCCCCATCCGGCTTCAAGGCTCTCTGCACCCAGAACCTAACCCAGCCGACAATCCAGAAGCCAAGTACGGCGATGGATGTGGTGACTTATACCGGAACAGGCGCAAGCCAGAGCATATCCAGCCTTGGGTTCTCTCCTGATCTTGTCTGGATCAAGGGAAGGAGCGGGGCCACGGATCATGCGCTTTATGATGTTATCCGTGGATCACAGGCAAGGCTTGAGTCTAATACAACCGATGCCGAGGTTACTTCAGATAATGGACTGACATCATTTAATTCGGCTGGATTTACTGTTGGTACACTTGCACAAGTCAACACCAACACGGCAACCTATGTGGGATGGTCTTGGGACGCAGGCTCAACCAACTCCACCAACACCTCCGGCTCCATCACCAGCACCGTAAGGGCAAATCCGCAGGCTGGGTTTAGTATTGTAAGCTATACTGGAACTGGCGCAAACGCCACGGTTGGGCATGGGCTGGGGGTTGCGCCAAGACTTGTAATTGTAAAAAATAGGAGTGCTGTTGACGGATGGGCCGTGTATCACGCAAACCAAAACGTATCTCCAGCATCAGGCTACACCGCTCTCAATGAAACGTCGGCCTTTGCATCTACGATTGCGTCATGGAACAACACCACGCCAACTAGCTCAGTAATTAGTGTTGGAGTGTCAAGCCGTACAAACGGGAACGGAAACAATCACATCGCCTACTGCTTCTCAGAAATCGAAGGCTACTCCAAGTTCGGAAGCTACACCGGAAACGGATCGGCAGACGGGCCGTTTGTGTGGTGCGGGTTTAGGCCGAGGTGGGTTATGGTTAAAGCATCTTCAACTGGTGGTGCTGGATATGAGTGGCTCATGTTCGATACTGCAAGAAGCGATTTTAATTTAATGAATAAATGGCTTTTGGCTAATAGCAACCAAGCAGAAACCACAGATGTTGATGCGGCTGCTGATGTAATTGATGGAGTTTCATCTGGATTCAAATTAAGGGGTTCTGATTCTAGGGGAAATGCAAATGGAGTAACTTACATATTTATGGCTTTCGCCGAATCCCCTTTCAAATACGCAAGAGCTAGATAAGGAGACACATATATGTGGATCACATCAACCAATAACATCATCCGCCAACCCCAAGGCATCCGCATCGACGATGTCAACCATCCGGCCAGCATCTTCTGGTGCTGGAGCAAGGAACAGCTTGCCCAGATCGGGGTCAAACCCTACCACCCGGCCAGCGTACCCGCTGGCGAAAGGGTCACAGGCGCGTATACTGAGGAGGTGGATGGCGAGGTGTACGAGCGTTTCAACACCGAACCGATCCCGCAACCCGAGGAGCCATTAAATGACCCTGTCTGAAATAGCCCAATACGCCGGTGAGAAGGTCGGCAAGACCGACTCCGAAACGCTGACATTCCTCCAGAAAGCCGCAAGCTTGGCTTACCGCCGGGTCTGGAACTTTGCCCCTTGGCGCGAGACTGTCACCAGTTCCACCTACTCGGTCGGAACCAACCGCACCATTACCCTTGGAACAAACGTGGAGACACCGCTCTCCGTATCCTATGACCAATCCGAAGTTGAACCCATCGACCTTGCCACCATCATCAGCCAAGACGCTGATCTGCTTGAAGACACCCGCACGGGTACTCCGGTGTTGTATCACTTTACTGGCCGCAATACGAGCGGAGTTGCACAGCTTGATCTGTATCCGCGATTGGCGGATACTGGAACCGTAAGTCTGCGGGTGGTGGAAAAACTGAAATGCCTAACACGCACCAACATCATCGTAGATTTCCCGCCGACCACGCAAGCGTTGGATGACGAGCTTCGCCTTCCGCACGTCCATCAGGTCGTTCTTTCCCTGACCCATGCGGACGCGCTCGAGCGTGAGCGGCAGTACGCCAAGGCGCAGTCGGTCGTTCAGACCGCCAATGCCGACCTTGCGGCGATGGCTAATTACGAACTGAGTCAGGTTGGCGGGATTAAACAGATCACGCCGTCCAGCTTGGGCGACCTTTCCATCGAGGAAATCTCAGCCTCCTAATGCCATACTACTCGGACAACCTAGACGACCTACTGGCGTTTGACGGCATCCGCAGTTTTGCGGGCGGTCAGGCCAGCGGTCTACAATCAGACCTCTTGGCTGAGAACCAAGTTCAGCAGTTGGTCAATATGACCCTGTCGCCCAAGGGGAGCCTTGAGACCCGGCGTGGGTTGGTCAACTTCAACACCACGGCGACCAGCCAAGAGGGGTCGATTGGAGGAATGCGGTATTTTGATACGGCGCAATACGAGAACCTTGTCACCGTAACGCAAGGCAGGCTTTACAGCATCAACTCCAACGGCAGCGCAACCCTGCACCCGGCGGATGAAATCTGGGATTCGTTCACCGGGGCAACTCGCATTTGGAATAACGAGAACCAGCAGTGGACTGATGGATTTTCAACAAACTTTGATGTCAAGGTCAGCATGGCTCAGTTCAATGACAAAATGTATCTGGCCGATGCGGACGGTCCGCTTTACTATTTTGATGGTGACGTTGCCACAAGGCAGGGCGGCAAGGTCAGGGCTATCACCATCTCGACAGGCGGAACTGGATACACCAGCGCAACTGCCATCGTTACCGGGCCGGATTGGGGTGGCACGCTTCCAACCATGATCACGCAAGTGGCCGGTGGAGCCGTCACCGGAGTAACCGTGGTGGATGGAGGATCTGGGTATTCCGGCGCACCGACCGTAACCATTATTGGCAACGGCTCCGGTGCTACCGCCACCGCCACGGTAAGCCCGCCTCCGCTCAATCTCAGGCTTTTAATCAACACCGGCAACCGCCTCTTTGGCGTTGGATCAGCGGGGAACCGCAACACGCTTTACGCTTCCGACATTCTGGATGCCTCAATTTGGGATGCGGCAAACTCGGTCATCGTAAACGCCGATGACGGAGATGAGATCACCGCCATCGTTCCCTATTACGAGAACCGAATCATCGTCTTCAAGAAACGGCGCATATTCCAAGTTACGATTCCTCCAGACATGACCAGCGCGGCGGATTGGGTGATCCAGCTTATCTCCAATAACACCGGTTGCGTGGCGGAAGGTTCCGCCGTACAGGTCAATTCCGACATCTTCTTCCTTTCCGATGACGGCATCCGCTCGCTGGTCCGGTCTGCGGCGGACGATTTCACCTCGGTAGGTCTGCCATTGTCAGAGGTTGTCAAGGATGTGATTCAGGAAATCAACGTGGCCGAGATTGGGATCTGCACGGCGGCTTTCTACGACAACCGCTACTTCCTTGCCGTGCCGACAGCGTCAAACGATTTTAACGATACCATCATTGTGTACAACACGGTACTGGGGGCATTTGAGGGGACTTGGACTCCGAATGTAATGCAGTTTGCTTTGACCAATTTCCAAGACGAAGGGCTTCGGCTGATGAAGAAGTCCACCACGGGACAGATCCAAAAGTACAGTGGATACAAGACCCCGGCACAGGTCACAATTGCCGACTACCAAGATGCCGGAGTTGACTACGAATCCTATGTCCGCACCGCCGATATGGACTTTGGCGATCCTTTTGCCGAGAAGCATGGCAGCCACTTTGAGATTGTCTTCGA